TTATTCAATTTAAACGATGGTTGGAAAATCTATACAAAGATGCTATACTAAGTTTAGATCATAAAAGTTGTGAAATGATGTCAGACGATTTGTATGACAGCATCAACAAGAAGTATCCAAATCGAGAGGTTTGGATTGAAGTCTCCGAAGACGGAGAAAATGGTTCATTCATCAAATATTAAAGGAAAGTCAGATGAAAAACTACAAGGACTACAGGTACTTTGAAAATCGTCCTGATGTCGTAAAGGTGTGGGACGACCTCGAGGTCTACCACGATTGGTGCAGACTAGAGCTGTGTGATTTTAATCCAGCAGATCTTTACCGTAAAGATTCTGTGAACTACGGTGCTTTCTTAGCCAGCAAGCGTCCTAGAAAACCGTATCAAGGCAATAAGCCTCGGTGGGATAATAACAGGCCCAGACATAACAATGAGCCGCGTTTTTCTCGTTGATCTAGAAGCAGTTGAGACAAGGTACACGGGTCAATGGAAGACTCATGTACCTGCTCTCTTACGAAAGGCAGGACACAATGTCAACATTATATCAGGTCCTACGGACATTCCTAGTGCTACCACTCCTGGAGCATTTCTCAACTTTGGCGGCACTAATATCTACAAGGCTAATCAGGTTGAGCAGATGGGTCGGCTATTTTGTAGTGGAGCCGTTCATCCCGGCGATCACTTTATCTTTACTGATGCTTGGCATCCTGGTATCATAAATTTAAAGTATATGAGTGAGTTGCTGGGAATTCCAGTAATCACACACGGCCTTTGGCATGCTGGTAGCTATGATCCACAAGACTTCTTAGGTCGCCTTGTAGGGGCCAAGCCTTGGGTTAGACATGCTGAGAAAAGTTTCTTTCACTCATTTGATTATAATTACTTTGCTACAGAGTTTCATATTAACATGTTTACAGAACACTTGTTCCATGACACTCTTACTCCACCAAATTATTATACCAATCAAAGTAAGATTGTTCGCACAGGTTGGCCAATGGAGTATATGGAAGACACATTGCTGATGTATAAGAACATGCCCAAACGTGATCTTATATTGTTCCCGCATCGTATCGCTCCAGAGAAGCAGGTTGAAATCTTTAGAGATTTAAAACATTGGTTGCCGCAATATGAATTTGTTGTTTGTCAAGATCAACAACTAACAAAAAACGAATATCATAATTTACTAGGCGAAGCTAAAATGGTGTTCAGTGCTAATCTACAAGAAACACTGGGCATTAGTTGGTATGAAGGTGCTATTGTAGATGCTATTCCGATGGTGCCTGATAGACTTAGCTACAGTGAAATGGCCATGGACACATTTAAATATCCTAGCAAATGGACTGAATCGTTTGACGCCTATACTGTGTATCGGCCAGACATCTGTAAAACAATTATAGAACATATGGATAATTACGAAACTCGAATGCCTAGCCTAAATAAACAGGTAGCTATACTAAAAGATAACTTTTTTAGTTGCAATAAACTATTAGAGATGTTAAAATAATATAATAAATGCCATCCTCGGCTCTAACTCGGAGAAATTATAATTGAAATCAGAATTTACACCAGATCCTACAATTAGTTCAGATAGACCGTTTGTAGAAGAAAAATACGAACCGTTAGGCAAAGAAGTATATGTTAAAAAAGAAACAGGCCTAGACGCAATGGCAGGCGATGGTGGATATAAAGAAGGTTACCTAGGCGATTCTATTCGCTTTAAAATGAAGCGTGAAGGCAAACGTTTCTGGGCTGGTGACAACATCAGTGATTATCTACACGAAGGCGACTTAGACAAATTAATTGACGAAGCAACTTCAGCTTTTGAACAAGTGCTAGATAGTTTGCTTATTGATCGTGAAAACGATCCTAACTCAAAAGGCACAGCTCGTCGACTGGCCAAAATGTATTTTAACGAAATTATGGGAGGTCGATATGATCCTGCACCAGATGCAACAGCTTTTCCAAACGATACAGAAGAACGCTACGAAGGCATGCTTGTGGTTCGTAGTGAGTTGCGTAGTATGTGTAGCCATCATCATCAGCCTGTGGCTGGTGTGGCTTATATTGGTATTATTGCCGCTCAAAAGCTCATTGGTCTTAGCAAGTATACTCGTATTGCTCAGTGGTGTGCTAGGCGTGGCACACTACAGGAAGAACTCTGTAACGACATCGCAAGAGAAATAATGAGAGCAACTGAAAGTGAAAACATCGGAGTGTACATACAGGCCACACATGGCTGCTGTGAGAATCGCGGTATCATGGCACACAGTAGTTTAACACAGACCACTGTGTTAAAAGGCGCATTCAAAGATGACCAAGGTACAAAGAAAGAATTCTTTGACAATATTAAAATGCAACAAGAATTTTCACCACGATAAGGAAATAGATCATGCAGATAAGAGTTAAAGAAGACGCAGAAGAATTTGGTAAGTGCGGCTGCGGCCGAAGCCCAACTGGTAAATGTTGTGGGTGGCATGGACTTTCAGAAGAACTGTATCAACATCAAAAGATGTTGTGGATGGAAGATCAACTGCGCAGTGATGATGAAGCGGCAAACAAGAATATAGTTCGAGGACAAGAATGAATACAGCCAAAGATCTTACAGATAATTTAATCTTTCGTGCAAAAAATCTACAGGAATTTGTTGTAGAGCGTGATTGGAATCTTATTCCTGCTGGTGTGATAAAATTTAATATTCAGCACACTGTCGGAGAGCCTGCTCGTATCTTCGTACATGCAATGACACAAGAAGAAGCAGAACGCCAAGTCGATGATTGGTTTGGTGAGGAAGTAGAATAATGTTATTTTCTCTAGGTATGATTGTCGGTGTTATTATAGGCATCACAATTTGGATCTGGATTCGTAGACCATGACATTTATCAAACCTCTACGTGACGATCTAATGGTACAACAGCAGGTAGACGATGCTTGGCAGCATTTTGTTGGTGTGATCATGTTGAATCAAACTGGTCGCAAGGCTGTAAAGACCACGCTGCCAGAATTTCTATACTGGTTTCCTACAGCACTATCATTATTACATGCAGACGAAGAGTTTGTCAAAAGTATTATTCAGCCCTTGGGAATGATGAATGTCCGATACACTCGATTGATTAGAATGAGTCAAGACTATTTGACTTGGGACGGAAATGATGCTACAATGTTATATGGTATTGGCAAGTACGGTTCGGATAGTTATGAAATCTTTTTCAAACATAATTACACAGTAGAGCCCACTGACAAAGAACTAATCCGTTATTTAGACGAAGAGGAAAGAGATGTTGTTGAAACTGCTTGAAAGATTAGGTCGTAAACGCATCATTTATGATCGTGTTAACAACGAACCTTACCTTGTAAGGTATTATCTCTTTTTGAAAGAACGTGAGCGTTTTCCTTTCAATATATTTCTACATAAGTTTCTCAAAGGCGATCCAGATGATGTGCATGATCATCCTTGGTCCTATGCTACACTAATTTTGAAGGGCGGATATTATGAATGGGTTCCACAGTTTGATGCAGAAGGTAAAATATCTTGCGAGATACAAAAGTGGAGAGGTCCAGGTCATTTTCGTATTTGTGGTTCTAATAGTTATCATCGGATTGAATTAAAACCAGGCGTCACAGCCTGGACTCTGTTTATGCCTGGACCCCATCGTCGAGAATGGGGATTTCTAGTCAACGATAAATGGATACAACATGAGCAGTACCTTAAGGAGAGATATGAAAAAACTCAAAATCAGTCAGCATGACACCCAGTCACTGATAGCAAATATTGGCAGAACTATCTTTATCGGCGATTGGAAACCTGACTATATAGTGGGCATAGTGAGAGGAGGATTAATGCCAGCACTATATCTCAGCCATTATCTCAATGTTCCCATGCATACTCTTAACGTAAGCCTACGTGATGGTGAAAGTGGTGAAAGTAATCTTTGGATGGCCGAGGATGCTCTCGGCCCTAACACCAGAGCTAGAGTCGAAGACGGAAAGATTTGGTCTCATAAAAATATTCTCATAGTCGACGATATTAATGACCAAGGTACAACACTGAACTGGATCATGGATGATTGGAAGAGTAGTTGTTTTCCGGGCGACCCTAGTTGGGATGAAGTGTGGAATCAAAATGTTAGATTTGCAGTTTTGGTAGATAATCTAGCCAGTGCCTGTTATGTCAAGATGGATTATGTAGGCAAAGAGATAAACAAGGCGGAAGATCCTCTTTGGGTTGACTTTCCTTGGGAAGATTGGTGGACTAAATGATTGATTCTAAAATCAAAGTACATTGCACAGATGCAGGCAAAGATTTTGACATGCATGTAATAGGGTATAAACCCAAGGCGTTTTTAGAAGTGGCTTTTCAGACCGTGAAAATTAGATTGTCGTACCTAGAACGAACACGAGCATTTGCTGGTAGTATAGGCGGTAGAGAATTTGTTATCAAAGAAGATGAACTACCTCAAGAACGCAAGGAGTTTAAAAGATGAACGACCTAGCAAAAATGATACCTTGGGAAACTGACTGCATCGAAGACTCAACAGGTGCTCCTTGGACTGAACTTGTCGACGAAGATTATCATATCAAAGTGTTTCGTGATATGTATCCCGTGACTGAAGGACATTTGTTATTCGTGCCTAAATATAACACCATTGCTGTGATGAATGATGCTGTGGTCAGTGCCATTAGACACGGTGAAAAAAAACTACTCGATCACGAATGGGATGGTTTTAATCTTGGAATGAATGTAGGTGAAGCTGCTGGACAAACCTGTACTTGGCCGCATGTACATTTGATCCCAAGACGTAATGGTGACATGCCGGATCCCACCGGAGGTGTCCGACATGTGATACCAGAAAAGGGTAATTATCGTAAATGACGAGAATCACTGTACCGTGGAAGAATCAGACCAACACGTGGTGGAATGAAACCTGCGCCAATATATTAGAGCATTTTGGATTACCTGGTGATAGGTATATCACGGAGATCACTGCAGATCACCTGCACTTTGATTTTAACGACGATAAAGATGCATTAATGTGTAGAATAATGATCAGCGATAAAATATGAAACATTTTGTCTATATCTGTATCATGATTGTGTTGATCGTGGTGCTGACACAGTACAGTCCTCAAGGCAGATACTATGACTGCAGAGATGCACATTGGCATCCAGACTATCCCGTAGAAGTCAAACAAGAATGTGCCAGACTGCGGATAGAAGAATGGCAAAGACTGCGCCAAGAAATCGAATCTAAAGACGGATATATATAAAATGCAAACATGGACCGTAACAGTAGAAGAGGACGGCATCATATCGTTACCGCAAGATCTGTTAGATGCTGCGGGATGGCGAGAAGGCGATTGCCTACATTGGATTGATTTACAAGATGGATCTTGGCAATTGGTCAAGGAAGAGTTGACAACATTTATAAAAAGTGGTATAATAAACAATGAGTAAAATTAAAATAGCAGAACTGTTTTATAGCATACAAGGCGAAGGCAGATATATGGGTGTTCCTAGTGTGTTCTTACGCACATTTGGATGTAACTTTACCTGTGACGGCTTTGGTATGTCACGTGGTGAACAAAGCAAGGAGCGTGATTTTATTGCGGCCGATATTAAGAAGTTTTTTAAATATCAAGACCTACCATTAGTAAGCACAGGTTGTGATAGCTATGCCAGCTGGGATCCTAGATTCAAAGATCTTTCGCCCATGCTAACAACTGATGCGATTGCAGAACGCATCATGGAAATATTACCTTACAAGCGTTGGGAAGATGAACACTTGGTTATCACTGGCGGTGAACCGTTGTTGGGTTGGCAACGTGCTTATCCGGATCTGTTGAATCATCTGAGTATGACAGGTCTTAAAGAAATTACTTTTGAAACCAACGGTACTCAAAAGCTAACTCCGGAGTTTAAAAAATATCTACAAGAATGGGGACAGAATCCTCCATTTGCCAGTAGAGAAGTTACATTCTCGGTCAGTGCCAAACTCAGTTGTTCAGGAGAACAGCCTAGTGAAGCTATACGCCCAGATATAGTCTGTGAATATCAAGAAGCTGGTCATGTATATCTCAAGTTAGTAGTAGCCACTGAAGATGATGCAGAAGAAGCCCTAGAAGCTGTGGATATCTATCGTGCAGAAGGTTTCACTGGTAATGTTTATCTCATGCCTGTGGGCGGAGTTGAGTCAGTATACACGCTAAATAACCGCAGAGTAGCAGAACTGGCAATGAAACATGGACTGAGATATTCAGACAGATTGCAGGTGCCACTGTTTAAGAATGAATGGGGTACATAATGAAAATAATTAAAAAACTATTTGGTCTAGATAAACTAGAAGCTTCTATCCAAAAAGCTGAACAGGATTTGGCAGAAGCCAACAACAGGCTGGCTGCGGCCGAGGCTGCATCTAAAACTGCTGAACAAGCAGAGGAAACTGCCAAACTCTCACCAAAAGAACGTGCTACAAGACGCAAAGAAGCATGGGTTGGTGTGATAAACACCCATGTCAACAAAGATAACATACGTAATGGCTTTTTTGAGCTTGACTGGAATGACCAATTTGTGCTACAATTAAAGCAAGAGGGATACGGTGAAGATGGTGACAAAGAAGAAGAAATCGTAGATCGTTGGTTCCGTGAACTCTGTGCAAATGTTGTGGTGGATGGCGATTTTGGCGGCCCTGTGAACACAGGTGTTATAGATATTAAAACAGTAAAGAAGACAAATCAATGACCTATATTTTAGTTGATACAGCAAATACATTCTTTCGTGCTCGTCACGTGATCAACGGTGATGCTGATATCAAACTAGGCATGGCATTTCACATCACACTAAATTCAATCCGCAAGGCATGGCAGCAGTTTAACGGCAGTCATGTCATATTCTGTTTAGAAGGCAGATCTTGGCGCAAAGATTATTATGCACCTTACAAGCGTAATCGTTCAGATGCTCGTGCAGCTCACACAGAAAAAGAAGCAGAAGAAGACCGCGTGTTTTGGGAAGCCTTTGATACATTCAAAGAGTTTATCACAGATAAAACTAACTGCACAGTCATGCAGAATCCACAACTAGAAGCAGATGATTTGATCGCAGGCTGGATACAGAGCCATCCAAATGATAAACATGTGATTATCAGTACTGACACAGATTTTGTACAATTGATTGCACCTAATGTCACACAATATAACGGTGTTATGGAACATGTAATCACACATGAGGGCATCTTCGATGACAAAGGCAAAAGAATCATTGACAAAAAAACACAAGAACCAAAAGCAATTCCAGATCCAGAATGGCTGTTATTTGAAAAATGCATGCGTGGTGATACCAGTGATAATGTCTTCTCAGCGTATCCAGGTGTGCGTACTAAAGGCACAAGCAAAAAAGTGGGTCTTAGTGAAGCGTTCGAAGATCGTAAAAGCAAAGGATATGCGTGGAACAATCTCATGCTACAGAGATGGACTGACCACGAAGGTAACGAACACAGAGTCTTAGAAGATTATGAACGCAATCGTAGACTAATTGATCTTAGTCATCAACCCGATGACATCAAGTCTATCATTATAGAAACTATTACTAAGGCCACAAGTGCAGATAAAAATGTCAGCCAAGTTGGTCTTAGATTAATGAAGTTTTGTGGATTATATGACCTTAAGAAGATTTCAGATCAAGCCGCAAGTTACTCGGAGCCTTTAAATGCGAGGTATGTCAATGAAACTCAAACTTTGTCAGTATGAAGACACCTGCGAAATTAAAACAGATATCTGTTGGGAGAACACAATGACTGAACTACATGCAAAAACTATCATAGACAACAAGTTCTGGATTGTCGAAGAGAATGGTGAGAAGATTGCTACTCTAAGAAAAAACGAAGACAATCGATTTGTGATGAGCAATCATGATGGAATAAAAATCTATGAAACTAAAGAACACGTTACTAGAACATTCGGTAAAAAATTCTTTACTGTTAAGATCGTAAAAGAAAGTGAACATGCACTACCTAATGAAGTTCATGGTTATGCAACTAGTACAGCACCGCATAATGCCATGTTCGACATCCGCAAAAAACTTCCTCTGTTTACCAAAAGTCTAGATTCTAAAAGTCTGTACTGCGCAGGCTATTATACCATCAAGTTTGAAAAAGGTTGGGTAAAAAGTTTTTGTCCTAAAAAGATCACCTTAGAAAGATATCCCTACAAGGGTCCTTTTAAAACAGAAATGGAGATGAAACAGGTAATGGCCAATGTCTCAAAATAACATACCTGCTGTACTGCCTACAGTCGAACGATTACTTCAGAGAATATCAGTTGCCGAAAAAAGCCAACAAAAAGAAATACGTATCACTATACAGGAAGCTAGAGATCTTACCACTGAGTTAGCTATTTTTTCTACAAAACTTGGTCGTACAGTACAGGAAATACACGGTATGCTAGCACAGATCAAAGAATCCAGTCAAAGCATAGACGTTAAGTTCGACGGCGGAGCGTTCTAAAAAGATAAATATATACGTGGTTAATTAGGAACACGTATAAAAATGTCGAGACCAAAACCAAAGATACTTTTAGAATATGCCAACAAAGAAACTTTCAAAGTCGAGCAGATACTGGACTCGGAAGCCATTTGGGCTGTTTTCTATCAACGTCAGCCGTTTAATCTAAAGAGCGGTAGTTTGGTGGCCAGCTATCCTGGTCCCAAATATAAGAAAGTATCATTCTCAAATCCTGGCCATGCACACAATCTGGCTAAAAAATTAAATCGACTGTTTAAGACCAAAGACTTTGCTGTGGTCAAACTCACTGCTGGCGAAGAGGTTGCGTAACGTGGGCTCTAAGGATGCCTATACTAAGGTGTTCTTACAGGCAGCAGAATTACCCATCGATGCTGATACAGTAAAACAATATAGATCTGTATGGTGGTGGAGTTTCAGAGAAAAGTCTCAAGGTGGTCTTAGATTGACAGAACAGGCCTTGCAGTTCATCGAAGAATATGCTAAAATTAAAACTTATAAAATAGACTTTCCAAAAGAATTCGCATTTACACCGCAGGTGCTGGTTTGG